GGGTCTTTAACGGACGCACAGACTGTTGCGAACTATCCTCTAGGTGTATATGCAGATTCAACTACCTCTGTATATGATGCTAGTTTTATATCAGGTGCTGTCGATCAGGTCAATTATACATATAGAAAACTTGGTGGTGATATTCTTGATGTTGAATTGACACAAAAGAATGTGTTTGCTGCATATGAAGAATCAGTTCTAGAGTATTCTTATATACTTAACATCCACCAGGCAAAAAATTCACTTGGAAGTGCTCTTGGTGGCCCTACAGGTTCGTTTGATAATGATGGACAATTATCAGGTTCTGAGGTTCTATCAGATCTTGGGTTAAGACTTCCTAGATTTAATTATGGTTATGCTAAAATGGTTGGAGACCGAACTTCAATTGAAACTGGTATCGGTGGCGTTTCACCAATCTACTCAGCATCAATAGATTTAACCAGCGGAAAACAAGATTATGATCTAGACAATATCATTAGAACAACAGAAACAACAGCGAGCACAGATGAGAGTTTAATTGATTTTGCCGGTTTTAGTAATAATGATGATTTTACAATTACTGTCCCAGCCGCAGTTAATGGCACTGGCACCGCCATTACAATTAGATTGACCGGTGGCGATGCGACGGGAGAAGTTTCAACAGCAGCTAGTGTTGTAGCAATTGGCGTCAGTTCAGGCCCCAGTGCTGGCACAGTTGCCGAAACTGTTGTTGATGCAATCAACGGATTCTTTGGAACCGGTGGGACATATAATCACAGCTTTGCTTCTGCTAATGAGGGTGTTAATACTGGTGTTCCTGGTGTTATTGCCACTCTTGTCTCATCAACTAAAATTAAATTAACTTCTAGTGTTGCTGGCACAGATGGTAATGATATTACAATCACAGCAGGAACTGGTGATGCTGCAACTACCGGTACCGCATCTGGCGGCGCTACCAATCAATATTTCGGTCCAGATTTAAGAAACCACGCAAATGATAGAATTATGGTTCGAAGAGTTTATTTTAAAACCCCACACTCCATGTGGAGGTTTTATGGATATTATGGTGGATTAAACTCTGTTGGCAACTTATCAACATACGGCATGTTTGCCGATGATTCAACATTTGAAGTTGTGCCACCTTGGCAAAATAAAATGCAGGCGATGGCTTATGAAGATGCCATCTATACAAGAAACTCTCACTACTCTTATGAGATAAAGAATAACAATTTAAGAATACACCCTAGACCAGTATCAGGTAGCCCCTCTAAGATGTATGTGGAGTTTTCAGTAGAGGTTGGCGCTTTTGATACCGTGTCAGGTTCCCTGGATAATGGAGCAAGGACTGGTATTAACAATATGAATACGCTTCCTTTTACAAACTTACCATATAAAAAGATTAATGCTATTGGTAAGCAATGGATTCGTAGATTTGCTTTATCACTAACAAAAGAGATGCTCGGTCAGGTTAGAGGCAAGTTTGCAACGGTGCCAATTCCCGGTGAGTCGGTTACTTTAAATGCTTCTGATTTGTTATCGCAGGCGAAGGAAGAGCAAGAAAAGTTAAGAGAAGAACTTAAAACTGTCCTTGATGAGATGACTTATCAAAAACTTGCCGAGCAAGAAGCAACAATGGCCAAGTCTGTAAGTGAGACTTTCCAAACAGTTCCTAACTTTATTTTCACGGGGTAATATGAGTGGCAAGAGATGAAACAAAAAAATGGTCACAACCTAGCCAACCACCTCCTCCATTATTTCTTGGAAAGAAGGAGAAGGACCTGGTTAAGCAGGTTAATGATGAACTTATCGAAAGAGTCATTGGCCAGCCCGTATTGTATTATCCAATCAGCTTAGAACACACAAACTTTCATCCTTTATATGGCGAGGCAATTGAGAAGGTATTCCTTCCACCTGTCCGAGTGTATGCCCTCGTTGAGTGGCAATCATTTGAGACAGAGTTCCAAAAGTATGGTATTGATCGTAAATCAGAGATAACGGTACATTTTCATAAACGTCGTCTAACAGAAGACCAAGACTTATTTGTTCGTGTTGGTGACTTTGTTAATTATGGCGGTATCTTTTATGAGATTGTGACTTTGGCAGAGCCAAAACAATTATTTGGTCAAGTTGATGATAGATTGGAAATCTCGGCTAAGTGTATAAGAGCGAGAAAGGGGCTATTCGATGGGAACTAATAAAATTACAGATAGAAGAGAGAGTAACATTATTAGACCATCAGCACAAAACTATCCACCTCTTAGATCTAGAGACACTCGACCTTCTTATGGCCATACAGAGATTGATGATACTTCCATTATCAAAGAGAAGATATTAACACCATCGACACTGGAAACAATAGACTTGGCGATGTACGAGTTTATTAACGATAGTCTTGACTTATTTACTACAACAAATGAAGATAGAAAAAAGGTTCCAGTTATTTGGGTGTCAGCCGAGAGAGCTTTTCAAGTTAAGAATGACCCTGAACTTCGTGATTCTAATGAGGCAGTAAAGCTTCCTGTTATTTCTATTGAGAGAAAGAATGTCGAAAAGGGTCTAGATGTTAATAAAAGAATGTTTGGTAATATGCCTGCTTACCCTGATGCGAGAGGTGGTTCAATTGTTGTTGCAAGAAAAATCAATCAAGACAAAACTGCCAACTTTCAAAACGCCATGGCAGACAGAAAACATAAACAAATGAACTTTCCAAGAAAGAATGACAAAAAAGTTGTTTATCAGACAGTTACAATTCCAATGCCAGTATATGTTCTTAATACCTATGCTGTTACATTAAGAACAGAATATCAACAACATATGAATGAGTTATTAACTCCATTTGTTACAACACCAGGCACAATAAACCAAGTTATACTTAGGCACGAAGACCATCAGTATTCAGCATTAATTGATGGTGGTTTTACCTTTAATAACAACCTTGATAACCTAGCAGAAGAGGAGCGAACTTTTGAAACCGCCATTGAATTTAAGGTGTATGGTTACCTTATCGGAGAGGGTGACAATCAAAAGACTCCAAAGATTGTTGTAAGAGAAAATGCAGTTGAGGTCAAAATAGGCAGAGAACAGGTCATTTTAGGTGACATTAATCAGAATTTGAACCAATCCTTTTATAGGGAATGATTTGGATTTTCATTTCAACTCTTACTATTTATTAGAGAATCATTGCCTTTATATGTTCATGAAAGGAGAATATCAGAATGTCAGTAAAGAAGTTTAAGTTCGTTTCACCCGGTATCTTTGTAGATGAAATTGATAATTCAGGAGTTCCCGCTATCCCTGATGCGATTGGACCAGTCGTTATTGGTCGTGCGGAAAAAGGCCCTGCCTTGCTTCCAACAACAGTGGATTCGTTTTCTGAATTTGTTGATGTTTTTGGTCTTCCAGTTGGTGGTGGCTTGGGTGGCGATGTTTGGAGAAATGGCAACTTTACCTCTCCCATGTATGGAACATATGCAGCACAAGCTTGGCTTAAGAACAACTCTCCTTTGACCTATGTTCGTCTTCTTGGTGATGAACACCCTGACTCGGGTGCAACAAGAGCACTAGGCGCTGCTGGCTGGATTGCTGGTGCTGGTACCACGAGCGCAACAATTGCCGATAATGATGGAGCATATGGGTTATTTATTATTCCATCGGCTTCTGTGGCAACCAATGCTACTGGAACATTGGCCGCTGTGTTTTATACAGATGGTGCTGTTGTTCGCTTAAGTGGTTCTGCTTATGCTCCCTTGAGTCTTGGCGCTAGCATTAAAGGCACTATCAATAAAATTGAAAGAAATGGAGCCGGTCTGCCGGTTTATAACTCTGGCGCTGATTTTGAATTTACTCTAGAGATTTCTGATACCGACATCGCTACCAATACCGGTGTTGATAAACACGTAATTAACTTTAATAAAGATTCTTCAAAATATATCCGTAAAGTCTTAAACACTAGCCCTGTTTTGACAAACTCTAATATTGTTGCGAGCGCCAATCAAAAGAAATATTGGCTTGGTGAGACTTTTGATAAATTCCTCACGAGTGGCGAAACAAATAAGAGCACAGGAAAAACCCCCGTAGTAAGAGCAGCAACAAGCGAAAATTTAATTGATTTTGCCGGTTTCAGTAATAATGATGATTTTACGATTACAGTTCCGGCCTCAATTGGAGGAACAGGTACCGCCATAACAATTAGATTAACTGGTGCCGATGCGACAGGAGCAGCTTCAACAACATCTACTGTTGTGGCGGTTGGTGTTAGCTCAACCCCCAGTGCTGGCACAGTTGCAGAAACTGTTGTTGACGCGATTAATGGTTTTTTTGGCTCTGGCGGGGCTTACAATCATGCTTTTGCTTCTGCGAACAGCGGCGTTAATACCGGTGTTCCTGGTGTTTCTGCTACTCTCGTATCATCAACCAAGATTAAGCTAACTGCTGATGTAGGGGGCGCTGACGGTAACAGCATCGCCATCGCAGCAGGAACTGGTGATGCCGCAACTGCTGGCAATGCTACTGGTGGTGTTGGAGACTCTACAACACCTGCATCTCATGCTGGTTTTGCTGGCATGTCTTCGGCTGCGGCAAGAGATTGTTTTGGTTTCATCGCTGCCCTAGAAACACATACTAGTGCCAAAAACTGGTCGGATCACCTTGAAGGAATGGCGGCTTCTTCAACCGGTTGGATTTTCTCTCAGCATCTGGCTGCACATACAAATACATTCCACCCAGATCCAACCAAGTCCTTTACTGTTCCCTTGTTTAAACTCCACTCTCATACTGGTGGTGAGTGGAATCAAAACAATATTAAGATCTCTATTCAGGATATTAAGATTTCTAAAAATAGCACAACTGACTATGGCACATTTACTGTTGTTATTCGCCAGATTAGAGATAATGACGGCTCGCCAAGAGTGCTTGAACAGTTTAGTAATGTAAATCTTAACCCTAATTCCTTAGACTATATCGCTCGTCGTATCGGTGATAGATATTATACCTGGAATGAAGACAAAAACAAATATATTGAAAAGGGTGATTATGCTAACCGCTCTGCCTATGTTTATGTTGAAGTTGATACTGACGTAGCAAATAACGCTGTTGATGCGCGCTATGTTCCCTTCGGCTTTGAAGGCCCTCAAAGGCCAAAACCCTTTACCTTTGTATCTGGAACTGCGGCTAACGCTCACGGTATTAAGGCTTTCGGGCATGTTGCGAGACAAGATACTGATATCTTCGGTAATAGTTGTGCCGCTAACGATACAGCGATTGCCCAAGCGATGAATCCAGGGGCTGTAACTGGGTTTGGCATAGCTGGTATGATTGGCCCTGATAAAACAACCACAAACGATGGTTTAAAGGAAGGAGCATTCCTTACCTATATGGCAGCAGATCTTACTGCTTCGGTTGTATTCCCAACCTTTGCCTTAAGATCTGGCTCTGTTGATCCATCACTTTCGTCTGGTCGTTTTGCTTACTTTGGATTTGATTCTCGTAGAAGCAACTCCTCAACTAGATTTGAAGAGAGCAACGTTGATATTGCCCGTAAGTTAGCACCAGACTTTGATAGCACTAGTAACACCGAAACAGCGTTCTATTTCACACTTGATGATTTGATTAGCAGCGAGGGTGCTTATATGTATAAGTCAGGCTCGTATGCTAACACCGAGTCGGTCACAGCTAAGGCAAACAGCTATGTTAATATCTTAGACCCAGCTAGTGACGCTAGTCCTTCTTACGCTGTCAAGGGATTTACTGTTCCTCTGGCTGGTGGTTTTGATGGATTAGATATTACCGAGAGCGATCCTTTTAATAATGCTTCTGGTTTTGCTCGCTATGATGCTGATGAAATGAAAAACTACGCTTACTACTCAGTTAAGAAAGCTATTAACACAGTTTCAGACGCTGAGCAAGTTGAAGTTAATCTCGCAACAGTTCCTGGTGTCACTAATGAGGCTCTTACAGCTCACCTGATTAACACTTGTGAGAGTAGGGGAGACACCCTAGCCATTATTGATCTTAAGGGTGGATATACCCCAATTGCCGAGGATGGTGGCACGCTCGTTAGTGCCGGCACATATGGCAGTGTTAAAGAAACAGTAGACGCCATGCTTGACCGTGGGCTTAACTCCAGCTATGGATGTGCCTTCTACCCCTGGGTTCAGATTAGAGATGCGATTAATGACCAGATTGTTTGGGTTCCACCTTCAGTCGTTGCCTTGGGAACGTTCTCAAGCAGCGAAAGAAAGAGCGCACCTTGGTTTGCCCCTGCTGGATTCACTAGAGGTGGGTTGTCTGAGGGCTCTGCTGGTATCCCTGTCCTGAGTGTTCGTGAGAAACTTACCTCCGAAGACAGAGATAGTCTCTATGAGAACAACATCAACCCGATTGCATCGTTCCCAGCAGAGGGTATCGTAATCTTCGGTCAGAAGACATTACAACTAACGCAATCTGCTCTTGATAGAATTAATGTGAGAAGACTTCTCATCTTTGTCAAGAAAGAGATTTCAAGAATTGCCGCTACAACCCTGTTTGAGCCGAATGTGGAGCAAACTTGGGCTGGCTTTACCGGTCGTGTGATTCCCTTCCTAGAGAAGGTGTCCTCTGGTGGTGGCTTATCTGCTTTCAAGGTCGTGCTGGATGAAACAACCACCACACCTGACCTTGTTGATAGAAACATCATGTATGCGAAGATCTTCTTGAAGCCTGCTAAGGCGATTGAGTTTATCGCACTTGACTTCGTTGTCACGAATTCAGGAGCGGCTTTCGAGGATTAATTTTAAATTTCAAGCACTGGGTACTATTTATTAGTGCCTAGTGCGAAGTACAGGAGAAGAAATGAATGGCAAGTCCAGTTAAAGGAAATACAAATTTTGAATTTTGGTCATCTAACACCGTTGAGCCAAAAAGAGCTTTTAAGTTTATGGTTACAATCCCAGGATTCCAGCCATTTCTTGTTGCTAAAGCAGACAGACCTTCTGTCACAATCGGTGAGACCCCTCACAAGTTTTTAAACCACACATTCTATTATCCAGGTGTTGCTACTTGGAATGATGTTAAAATTACGTTTGTTGATCCCGGCAACGGACAAGAGCCTAACCAAGACGCCACACTTCTCCTTTACAATAAGCTTCTTGAGATGGGCTATAGAACCCCTGAATTTGGATTTACTGGTCCTAACGATCTTTCTAAAAATGTTATTTCCAAAGGTCTTTCAACTACGGCCTTTAATGAAATTCAAATTCAAACTTTAACACACGGACGACAAATCACAGGCATTAATAATCAAACAACTGTCGGTGAGAAGTTTATTCTCAAAAACGCTTGGCCAAAAGAAATAAATTTTGGTTCTTTTGATTATAATGGTGAAGATTTGCTCCAACTTGAAGTAACATTTAAGTATGATTTTGCACATCTTAAGAATAAGGGTGGTACACTCGTACAAGACATGTAATTAGACTAAAAGAGGTATAAATGTCAGCTAGAAATAACCAGGAGAGAACGGGGGCTAAGCCCTCTGTTCCATCTCCTGTTAATAATTTAGATTTTACACAACAGCAGAACTTTTCATTTCCAAAACCAACAGAATTTGTTGAATTACCCTCACAAGGGCTTCTTTATCCAGAAGATCATCCACTCCACGGGGTAGAATCAGTTGAGATTCGCTTTATGACGGCGAAAGATGAGGATACACTATCTTCACAAGCATTAATCCGAAAAGGCATAGCCTTGGATCGTCTTATTCAAGATATTCTTGTTGATAAAAGAATTAAGGTTGAGGATCTTCTTGTGTGTGATAAAAATGCAATCATTATTAGAACACGCATTACAGGCTATGGCGAAGAGTATAAGACAAAAGTTACATGCCCAGCGTGCTCAAGTGGTGTTACTTATACGTTCAATCTTGGTGATGTGGATACCATCACCACTAGTGATCTCAAAGAAGCTGGTTTAGATTTTTGTCCAAAAGGAACGTTTAGTATTGAGCTGCCTAAATCAAAAGTTACTGTTAAAGCTAGGCTAATGACTGGTCGTGATGAAAAACGATTGATTCAGGCTGCTAAAAAGTCTAAAAACAAAGATGCTGTTGATAGAACTTTAACAAACCAGTTAAAAACAATTATTCAAGAAGTTCAAGGAAAAACCGAAAAGCCAATTATTAATCACTTTGTTGATACGATGCCTGCTATTGATTCAAGGCATCTTAGAAGTTATTATGCAGCTAGAATTCCCAGGGTTGATTTGACAAGAGAGTTCGTGTGCGAAGAATGTGGGCACGGCGCAGACCTGGAGGTGCCACTTTCTGTGGACTTTTTTTGGCCTAGGGAATGAATATATACAAGCGGTTTATGAACAGATCTTCTTGCTGCAATACCACGGTAGCTGGAGCTTCACAGAAGCATATAACCTACCAGTTCTTATTCGGGGCTGGTATTTAAACCGACTGAGAGAGCAAATAGAAAAAGAAGCTGAACAGATAGAACAAGCAAAGTCTGGTCGATGACCGCTACTAATGTTTTATTTTCCTTTAGGAAAACTATTTACTACGTTGGAGGCTTGTTATGCTTAATGAAGAAAAAATTGTTCAACCCGAAATTAACTTCGGGGATACTTTAAATGAATCCTGGCTGGGTATGTTCGGCTATTGGACCAAAGTAATTCTATCACGTATGTTTGGTGGAAGCGCTATTGGTGTATCTGTTAAAGGAACACCGGCACAGGTGAATTCGTTTGCTAGTGCGCTTTCCAAGGAAAAGAAATACTTGGAAAGTTTTATGAAGCACGGATTGAATAATCCGCAAACTTATAAATCAAAAGCTAAGCTTGATGTAGCCACAAAAAACTTTGAACGAAACACCGGCATTAAATGGCCATTTAAATAGGGATAAATTATTGTGGCAAATGGACCCCAAGACTTAAAAGATAGACTCGACGCAATAAACAAAAGAACGAATGCTGAAATTCGTTTAAATGAAGTGCTTGGTCAAAGAACCAATCTTGTTGCTAGCGAGCTAAAGGGCTTTGCTGAGCAAAGAGAACAGCTTGAAAGACAGCTTACCATCTTGACTAATATAACAGCTGCCCGAGAAGAACTGGATAAGATGACCGATGAAGAGCAGAAAAAAAATAAAGAACGAGTTGCGCTTCTTGAAAAATTTAAAGGACTCACAGAAAAGCAGATAGAAGCAGAAAAGAAAAGACTAAAAATACAATATGATTATGTGAAAGCCAGAGAAAAAGAACGAGAAGTTGGACTGGCTATTAGTCAAAATCTTTTACAGTCGGTTGGAGTATCAAACCAGTGGAAAAATACGACAATGGGAATAGCTGTTGCCGCCAAACAAACCGGTGCTAGCTTTGCCGAAATAGCAAAAAATGCTATGAGAGCAACTTTTTCTGCTGAGACTCTTGATAATGTAATTGGTTCAACTTTAATGAAGATTACAGAATCAACCAAGAGTTTGATATTGGCTGTTGATTCTTCTATGGCATCATTCAACAGGATGTTTGGTACGGCAGGTCGTTTGAACAGCGAAATGTTCCAACTAAGCATTAACGCAAACCAATCAGGGATTTTGTTTTCTGAGAACATGGAGATAATGCAGGGATTAGCTGGTACATTTGATATGTTTAATGTGATTTCGACAGCAGCAAGAAAGTCTTTGACTGAAACAGCACAACAGATGTATATATTTGGTGTTGAATCACAAACTTCTGGTAAGTTGTTTAATGTATTGGCTAAGTCTTTGGGAGAAGGTTCAAGTCAAATCCAACAGACTGCCACAGGAATTATGGAATTTGCTTTATCAATTGGCGCAGCACCGGAAGAAATGGTCCAGTCATTTACCAAACTAATTCCTGAGTTTGTGAGATACGGAACTCGGGCCAAAGATGTCTTTGGGGCAGTTGCCAAACAGGCTAAAGCACTTGGTACAGAGATAGAAACATTAATTGGAATATCTCAAAAGTTTGACACATTTGAAGATGCTGGCACGACTGCTGGTAAATTAATGGGTATCTTGGGTCAGCCGGTTGATGTTATGGGACTAATGGAGATGGACCCGGAAGAGAAAATTCGCTCAATTATTGGAATGATTGAAGAATCAGGCATGCAGGCTGAACTCCTTAATAACAAGTTTGGTTTGCTTGCAATAGGTGATGTACTAGGCATATCAGCAGATGAAGCAGCAAAATTAGTTAGAGTTGGTATTTCCGGCTATAACGAGCTTCTTGCTAAACAAAAACAAGAGGCAATTAATGAAGAAAAAAGAGCTGAGCAGTTAAAAGCAGCGCAATCTATAGTTCAAAAATTCCAGCAAATGATACAAGAATTTGCTATTGAAAATGAAGATGCTATTTTGGGCTTGATTGACGGAATAAAAGGGTTTCTTCAGGGAATTATTGATGTGGCTGGTTATCTTAAAGGGGCATTTTTGCCCACTATTCTGGGCGTGTTGTTTGCACTTAAAATATTTGCCATGCGATGGACAGCTGTTAGTAAGGGCGCAGCCGCAAGTAATGCCGCCTTAAAAGGAGCAGGAAGCGCAGCCGCCTTTGCTGGTGTGAAAATGGCTTTAGTTGGTGGTGCAATTGCCTTAGCTTCAATTGGATTGGTCGCACTTATAGGATCCCTCAAAGATTTAACTGGTGAGCAGCTTGAAAAAGTGGCAATTGGCTTTGGAGTAATAGCCGGCTCTGTTTTGTTATTAGCCGGTGCGATGGCTCTATTGGCAAAAAGTACAACTCTGGGGATTATAGCTTTTGGCGCAATTGCTTTAGGATTGGCTGCGATTGCTTTTTCTTTAAATCTTATCAAGACAGAGGATTTGATCGCAGTTGGTAATGTGTTTGCTGGTTTAGGTGCTTTAGCTATGGCTGGTGGTAGTACTGGTAATGTTAGTAGTGCGATGGATGTGGTCTTAGATAAAGTGGATAATATGAAAAGTGATACGCTTGATAAGTTTAAAGCAGCTGCTGGTAGCAAAACTAATGCTAATTTTTCACCAAATCTTGTCGGTGGCGGCGGTGGAAAACAGCAAGTGGTATTAGAACTTAAATTAGATCAAGAACAGACAAGATTTATAAATGGCTATATAAGAAAAGCATCAGGAAGAAAAGAATCAATTGGTGGTTAGCAATTAAGGAAAATAATTTATGTCCGCTCGTAGAGAAAGAAAAATGATAATTGATGCGTTTAATCAACCTGATTATTCAACCGGATTAATGGGGCTAACGGATGAAAACCCTCACATTCAAGAAGGTGGCTTAAAAAAAGGTGGCACTTATCTTGAATTTTATCATATTGCTACAAAAAGATCTGCTGTCTTTAAAGCGTTCTTAGTGAGTCTTAGCGATAGCTTTAATGCTAGCTTTAAACAAGAATCAGCTTTTGGCAGAAGCGACCCTTATCATCTACATGAAGGTAATTCACGTTCAATAAATGTTGGTTTTCAAGTCCCAGCGTTTGATGTTGTTGAAGCTGAAAACAATTTGGCTAAAATTTCTTTATTAAGTTCGATGCTGTATCCGGTTTATGAAGAAGCCGCCACAGGAACAAGCGCGCTTCAACTTAGGTCTCCTCCAATTATTAGAATTAAGTTTGCTAATTTAATTTCTAACACTTTAAATCCAGGGGGTGGAGCAAAAACGTCAGGTTTGGCGGTCATTATAAATAACTTTGCTGTAAATCCAAATACAGAGCCAGGATTTTTTGTTGTGCCTAGTCCTAGTGGCGATACTTTATTTCCAAAGTTATTTGATTTATCTTTGGATATGTCTGTTATTCACGAACATACAGTTGGACATCATACAGATTCAAAAACAGTTTTAGAAGGTATGGCAAATTATCCATATGGAACGGCAAGGACTAGCGCCAGGACATTGAAAGAATTTATTCAAGAAAAAAGAGCAGAAGCTGTGGATCAAGCGCTGGGTGAGACAAGGGCAGCTGTTGTAGGTCAAGTGGCAGGTTTAACAGCAGCCGCAGCCGCAGCAATACCAGGGGCATCAGCGGCTGTTGTAGTAGCTACCAACGCAGCATACGACAAATTAGAAGATGATAGAGCCTTTGGCGGTAATGGTAATGACCCTACGAACACCACAAAGAGAACTCAGGAAATACTTAAAGGATAATAATATGGCAGAAGATAGATATATCGATAGAGGAATAAGAAACAATTCCCACCCTATGTATAAAACACTTTTTTTTAACCGAGGGGTGAATTTTATTTCTCATCACCAAACACCAGATTTTGATTATCCCGATGATTTGTTATTAGCAGAGCTAAGTATAAAAGAAGAAGTTTGGAAAACAGGTGATCGTATGTTCAAATACGCTCATACGGAATATGGCGATGTTAATTATTGGTGGATTATAGCATTTTTTAATAAAAAACCAACTGATAGCCATTTTGAACTAGGTGATGTGGTATATATTCCACATCCACTTGAATCAGTTTTAGAATTTTTGGAAGTGTGAGAGGTTAAATAACACATATGTCAAAGGGAATATTAGCCGACACCAAATTAATTGAGTATGCTCAAATTGAAGAAAAACTTTTGCCTGACTTTTTAATGGAGTTTAGGAAAGTTATTCTTTTATCTAATTCTGAGGAGGCTAGGGAATTAGCCAATAAACTTACAGAACTTAATACTAAGTTAGGTAGAGCAATATCAACAGGCTCGCCCAACAGAAGTAGCATAGAACAGGAAATTGCGCGAGTTAGAGAGAAATTATCTATTGGTGGTGTGGCTTCAAAAGAGCATGAATTTCACGAATTTTGTAAAAGAGAATTAAAAGATTTTAATGACTTTGCTCAAACAATAAAAGAACGGGGCGGGCCACGCACAGGAATTACAATACTCAAAAAACGTGAAACGATGAGGCAAAAAATTATACGAGAGTATGTTATGCAGTTTGTTCTCAGAGATTCAGAAAGAAGAAAAAAGCTACGTGATGAAGTAATAAGTTTAAATAACATAAATGATAAGGATACTATTGAACTAACAAATATTACTTCTTCGGATCGAAGCGTTTTTGAAAAAGACTCTAGGTATGAAGGCACAGAAAGTGGGAATTGGGCAGATTATATTGCTAGCGACGGTGGCTCTTTCAGTTGGCAGTATTTTTCTTCATATATCGTTCGATTTGCTAAGGGGGTAAATCCATATCAGCAGCCGATATTTACCCTTGCCAAGCAAGAAGACGACTCAAACAAAAACTCATCCAGCTTTACTCCCGATCCCTATATTTCGTTAGGGAAAGATGGAAACGGACCATTAATTAAATTTACAACAGCCGGTGCGCGGAGGGCTTTAGTCGCAGCAGGGTATCTAGATAGAGGTAGTGGTGATACAAGTGGAGAATATCTAGTAAGAGAGTTTGAAAATAAAAAAATTCCTGGTGTCATCAATGGCCGCTCCACTATGACCCTAGATAAAGGAGTCTTTGTACGAGATGGCGCAGCTACGTTTTTTCCAGTTCTTGGGGCAGACACAGCTGCACCTGATGTGAATAGGTTTATACCCTTTTCTGGTTATGAACAAAACCCTGTAGGCTCAGCTGGTGGTCGAACGCTTAGTATAGGACTTCCAACAGTTAATTTGGACAGTAGATTAGAGGCACTGTACGAAACTATTATAGGTAAAACTGCCGATCCTGGTTTTTTACCCTCGGTAATTCAAAACCCTCAAAATGAACAACTTTTCGGAACATACTCTAATATAACAAGCATTCCACAAAATGCTCCGCTAGCAAACTCAGATTTAATGATTATATCAGCTCGCACAAGTAATAATACTAAACCCAAAGAAGCAGAAATTTTAACAGCACAAGAGGTTAGTGACACATTATTAGCTTATTTTATATTAAATAATTTTACAATTGGGTATTTTTACGGTGGGCAAACTGCGAATGGCAGTGGTGTTGAAGATTTTAGCACGGCTAGCCGCCTATTTGAAGCAGGGGACTCAATTGAAAGATCTGGTGCGGGTAAAGATATTAATACTGAAGGCACGGTACCCCTTCTAGGTAGTGATCCGGTTATTAACCCTGCGGGAATTGTAACACCAGCTGCTCTTTCCGGCGCAGGGGTTGGTTTTGATATTGATCTTGATATTGGAGAAGTAAATTTAGATGAAAAAAATCAAGAGCTTAAGGAGGCAGGTGTTCTTGAAAAGCTTAAAGAAAGAATTATTGCGAGAACCTTTAGGGAGCAGTGTTTCTTGCTTGACCATTATCGCCAGTTGGTTCCGTATATACAAAATGAAAGACGCAAGGTAGAAAATAAACTAAAAAGAAAGGTAGATAAAAAAGCAAAACAATTAACTAAAGGCAAATCTAACGAGGCAGAGGCATTTGCCCAAGCGGCTGGTTCTTTTTATCCATATTTTACCGCAATTGATCCAAACCCAGCGAAGGTTGCTAATAGAATTTCAAGTATAGAAAATTTACAGCCTCTTCTTGAAGCCAAAGTTTCACAATTTTCTTTTCTTGTCCCAAGGGTAAGAATCTATAAGCTTATTAAAAAAAGAGATTTTTTAAAACTTGTTAGTGGTATTGACAGCGGGATTGAAGGGTCAATTAGACAATTAATGGCTCAAAAGAGGCAATTTAAAAATAAAAAACCACATGAGTTTGTTGAAATTGAAATTCCGTTTAAGGCTGCTCCTGATAGCATAGACATTAATGAAATGTTTTTAAATTCAAAACCTAGAGCAGATGGAGTAGGACTTCGTAGCATAAACTTTAATTTTATTGGTAAAAACAATTTTGAAGTTGATAAAAATATTGAATGTAATATGAGCCTTTTTTTTAGAAATTTAGAGGATCTAACTGGTGGGACTAGTGCTGTACGTTTTATTGATTTGATTTTATTTGGATTAAGTAAAAATCGCCCTCAAGTTAATGAATTTAATCAGAGAGTAGATTATTTTAGTCCCGACGATTATCGCATGAGGGCGGTATTTGGTTGGGAGATCCCCTCGGATAAGATGAGTGATGAAATTTTAAAGGGTGCCCAAGGGAAAAAACTCAAAAAAATATTAAAGAAAAATGTTCTTTCCTTGGAGTTGTTTTTATCTAAACATAAAGTTAATTTTTCACAAGATGGTAGTGGAACCGTTGATATAGATTTTGTGGCTGCTCTTCAAGCAGAGCATAATAAAATAGAAAGAGACTTACTAAAATTAAAATCAAAAACATTTAAAAATAGACATTCTAGCGTTGCAGCTGCGCGACGAAATGTAGAAAATCACGAAAGCATACTTTCCAACAGAAGAGAACGGTATGGCGCACTAAAAGAAAGGCATGCCGAAGTTATTAAAGATAAAGGTGGCACGAATCTTCTTGAGGATGTTGGCCTTTTGGCAGCTGATCTTTTAGGTATTGGGGATGGTGTTAGGGAACTAGCCGCTGACAGGTCCGATGGCGGAATGGAAGCAGATTGGGTGATCAATCAAAAACTAATGGTGGCAAATAATGATATTGATCAATTAGAAAAACAACTAAAGAATGCTAGAAAAACCTTAAACTTTCTTGAAAAGTCACAAAAAATTGAATCGTACAGCGCATTTATTAAAAGATTATATCGTCAAGCGATGTTCTATTTTGATTTGCCGGAAGGAAATAAGAGAATTGCCGATTCTATCGTTGGTATTACTTCAAGAAGAACTATGGTTGAAAGTAGTTCATACGCAGCCGAGATGCGTCTTAAAATTCCTTTAATATCAGGTCTCACTAGTAGGATTAAAAGTCTTAACGAAGATAAAGTTCTTATGGAGAGGTTGCGTATACAAATTTTGGGTGGTGGCGTAGATAAAAAGCTTGGTGCTATAGCACTTGAACTAAGTAAAAATGATACTGACGACGGAGGAAAATTATTATATAAATATAAAGAAGGTGAGTTAGAAGATCTTTCTTATTTAGATACTCTTGGCAGAGAGAATAAAAAAGAGGCAACTATTGACCCCACAGTTCGACGTATTTATTTTACTTACATCGGAGAAGTGTTGTTGGCAGGGTTTTCACTTTTTCAAGAAACATTTGATCCAAACGTTCTTAGAAACCACCCTGATGATAAAATTAGATATTTGTTCGGAACTGTTCCTTTCTACGATGTAAGCGCAGAAAAGCCTGTTATCATTAATATGGTGGATATTCCGATAACACTTAACGCCGTTCAGAGATTTTGGTTTGATAAGGTTATACGTTCCAGTAGGACATCGTATAAGTTAAACGAGTTTATCAGAGATGTTGTGAATGATTTAATCATTCCTTATTTTGGTCCAGATTGTTATCCAAATTATCCACCTTCTCTTTCAAGGAGATCAATTATTTCTCTCTTGGATGGAAGAGGAGCACAAGGCAAAGATAGAGTCCCACTAACAGGAAGGGTGGAGAGCTTAGCTAAGATTAAACCTAATCCAGGCATTAGTTTTGATAATCCACTAGCAAAGACATATAATTATTATTATGTGTATGTTGCTGGCTCTGAAACTATGGAACTTACAAACAACATGTCTCAAGATACAAAGAGTGGTTTATATCACTTCTTTATCGGACTAGACCGAGGATTGTTAAAATCGGCTGAATTTAGTCGTTTGGATCAAAGATATCTTAGAGAGATGAGGACAATCAGTAAAGAAGACAGAATTAGCGCACAGCTAAGACAGCCTTATAAGGTTGTAATAAAAACTTTTGGAAATACTCTTTTTAGACCTGGTATGTATTGTTACATTAATCCACGAGTTGCTGGCGGCTCTGCAAAAAGAAAAAATTCACTCACTTATAAAATGAACTTAGGCGGGTACGGAATAATAACAAAAGTTAATAATTTTATAGCACCCGGAGTATTTGAGTCAGAGTTGGAGGTTCTCCTTGCCGGTATAGTTGATCCAAAGACACATGATAAGATGAAAGGAGATATTATTGATATGCGGGTTAATAGTCTTAACGATAATATTAAATATAGTGATGTAACTGATGGAATGAAAATACCAAATTACTCATCGGCTAGAAACAATATTAACCCAACCGATGAAGACACGGTGGGTACTGGTGCTGCTAATGAAACGAAAACCTTTACAGTTGAAGGTACTGAGGGGAAAGAAACAATAAAAAGGCCATCTACTACGAGAAGGCCCACACCTTCTCGGCCTAATAGGCCAGAGAAAGCGCCGGACAATTGGAGTGCAACCTGCCCTTCCGATGCTGAATGCACAAAGTGGCAGGGTGGTGACGGATTTTTAATTGAAAAGAGATCAGGTGGTGAGCCGGCACAAAGAGAGATAAATTAATAAGGAATTAATAGAGTGTTAGAAAATTTTTCTTCAAAAAGATCAGCAAAAAAACGCTTTGATGATGGAATTAGACACATCAACGAAGTAGCTCACGCAGCAAGTCAAACGCCCTCTTATACAAAGTTTGACTTTAAGCATATGCTGCCTTTTTATGGTAAAGTAGATTTTAGGTTAAATCCGATACAGCCAAAACAAGGATTTTTAACATCTATTGGAACAGACCAATTTGGTCGCCCGGTTCAAGTTTTTGATTTTGTCGCTAGTGCTTTTGATCATTTAAAAAATCATATACAAAGAGGAATATTTTATAATAAATTATCTCAAAATTCTATATTTTCTAGAATTGCCCCCACCACAGCTCTCGTGAATTTAGATTCATCTTACAGAGAGTATATGGAAAATATATTCAATTCTTTTTATGAAAGCTATGTGTTGATTGGTAATAACCAGGATAAAATCTTAGACTTTTCCTCGTTTTTATCTTTATTTTTAGATTTTTATGAAATGGTTATGAGTAGCAGTAATACTCCTATAACAAAATCAGGCTATTATCTATATACACAAACTCCGCTTTTCCACACAGGGCTGGCAATAAAGATTAATTTTGCTGATGTGAATGATATTCAGGATGACAGCGGCTATGGATATTTTTGTAGTTCAGCTCGTAAATCTGGTTTTTTGGTTGATACTAACGACCCAACAACGATCATCGCTAATATCAACAATGGTGGGCAAAAAATGGTTCCTCCCTTTAAGGTACAACCTCAGTTTGGAGAAAAGCAGGTTATTACAGGAATGAGGGAACACCTAGAAAGATTTTCACTAACCGCTGAGAATGTTTTCAACAAAAGATACTTTTCTATAATATATGATGAAGGATATTTACCTCTTACAGATTTTAATCTTTTGAAAACTTATTTTTTACAATTTTATCGTAATATGGTTGATGAGACTCCTGCTGTTTCAATTTCAAAAGCCTGTAACGTAGGAGGTAAGATAAGAACAAATCATAACGTAATTTATAGAAAAGTTTATTTAAACGATGTCCCTAACGGCTATCCTTCATCCTTTTCAAGAGATTATCCAGATCCGTACTGGTTGGAAATGTATTTGTATATAAAATTACTTGAAACCAAAAAAGATATCAATCAAGAAGAAACTTTAAAAAAAGCTTTATATTTTTATAGGACTAGTGGTCTAAAGGCTGCTTTGTTTTTTATAAACCTTTCTACTAAAATTGTACCTAGTGTGACTGATGATTATTACCTTTCCCGCATATAGTGCTTTTACAGGGTGTGTTCTGTTCCTACAGGTGGCTCAACAGGTGGAGGAATGAGTGGATATTAGAGCGTGGTGTGGTGGTAAGAACATTGATGAAGTTTGTCCAGAAGATTTAAAAGATGATTGGAAGAATCTTCAAAAAATCTTAAAGTCTCACGTAAAGAGCCATCAAATGGTCGGCTTGCCGATTGATGATAGATTTTGGAAAATTCTTCCAAAGCACTTTACGAGCCAAAGAGAGGATCTTAAGGAATTTATACTAGAAGATATTAAAAATAATATAAATAAACCTTTAAATTATAACTTTCTTATTAATACTCAGGCTTTGATTGATAAGATTACTTCTCAAAAACTAAAAATTAATAAAAAAGCCTTGAATGTTGGAACAGCAAAAGCAAGAAGGTTCTATAAGAAGATTGATAGGCTTGAACCTTGTGTAAAATATAACCTATATGGCACTAAAACAGGAAGATTGACAGTTGAAAGCGGATATTTTCCCATTTTGAACCTCGATAAGGAGCACAGATGTGTTTTGACACCACAAAATGACTTTTTCGTTGAACTTGACTTCAACTCAGCAGAACTTCGGGTGGTGTTTTACTTGATGGGGCTAAAACAGCCAGATTTGGACATTCATAATTGGATTAAAGATAATGTTTATAAGACAAAGATTACCAGAGACAGATTGAAGAGCAAAACCTTTGCTTGGTTGTATAATCCACAAGCAGAAAACCATCGGCTTGAAAGTTTTATTGATAGAAGAAAGTTGGTAAAAAAATATTATATAAATGGAAGAGTGGAGACACCATTTGATCGCAGCCTTGAAGTTGAACCAAATAAAGCACTAAACTATTTGATACAATCAACAACAGCAGACTTGGTATTGAGGCAAGCACTTAAAGTGGATGAGTGCTTGGAGAATAAAAAGAGCAAAATAGCATTTATTGTTCACGATAGTGTTGTTTTGGATATGTCAAAAGACGAGGTTGAAGAGTTGGTAAAGAGCAGGTTAATATTGGATACATTTAAGAAAACGGACTTTGGAGATTTTAAGATTAATATGGCTGTTGGAACTAATTATGGAAAGATGTCAAAATGTGACATTTGAGGGTATATTATGAAACTCACCAAAGAAGCACTTAAACAGTTGATTAAAGAAGAGCTTCAAACTATGGATAAAAACACGGACCTGACAACAGTCGCGGCCAAATCTATGGTTGATCCAGGGAAAAGAATGGAGGAGATACACGGAGAAAACCTCAAAAAGCTCATCAAGATACTTGGTGACAGAGGACGTGTGTTATCACAACAGTATATTGATTTTGCATTCGATGCTGCTTTTAAAAAAGTTGTGATGGAGCGGATTTTGGAATTACCTACTGACGATCTCGACGATGAAGACACTGCTTCCTTGGAGGATGCCAAGACCGGAATAAAAAACTTCCTAGATGGCAACACAGATGACATACCCGAGTTGGCCGAGGAGATCATCGGTCAGGTCAAGCAGAGCAGCCCCGAGTGGGCTAAAAAACACTTTTCGAAGATCGCTCCCGGCTATAAACCCAGTAAAGGGGCTATGCGTGAATTTGGAATTGAAGTCGAGGAGGACTACAAATGAAACTTACTAAAGAAGCACTTAAACAGTTGATTAAAGAAGAGATTGAAAAAACAGGAGTAGCCAGCGGCAAAGTAACACCAAAGACACAAGGAAGTCTTACCGCACAGGCAATTGAAAAAACGAAACAAGCATTTAGAGATGGGGATACAGCCGAAGATCAACTTTTGGTCAAGATTATTGATATGATAGGAAGCGCAGCTAAAAAACAGAGTTTAGGAACTGACTCTAAGTTACTAAGAATACTTGGTATGATTGAAAAACACATTAATAACAGGAATAAACAATAATGATTTTCGACCACCCTGGCGTTGATAAAGGTAAGTAATGAGCACAATAGTTGGCTTGGGTCAAGCCGGTTGTCAAATAGCAGAGAAGTTTAACCAATATCCACAATACAACACAATCTGTATTGATATAGAAGATGACGGTTATACAAACTTTATAAAGATAGCCGAGCAATCTTCACACGAGGATTACGAAGCCAACTATAAAAAACTCAAGATTAAGTGTGATAAGGAAGTATCACTAATATTAGCAGGAACAGGCAAGATTACAGGATGTTCTTTGCGACTTTTGGAACAACTAAAGAGCAAGAAAGTAAGTATCTATTATATTAAAGCGGACCAGAACGATTTAGACGAGAAAGGAAAACTAAGAGAAAGAGCAACATTCTTTATCCTTCAAGAATATGCTAGGTCTGGTGCTTTTGAAAAAATCTGTCTTATTGATAATAAGAAAGTTGAGGAGATATTAGAAGGACTGTCAGTTCTAAACTATTGGGATAGAATAAATGAAACAATCTGTTCTACCATCCATATGCTGAACTGGTTTAAAAATACAAAGCCAGTTATGAAGAACTTTATATCAACAGTTCAACCAGCAAAAATAAGCACGATTGGCATACTTGATATGGATAAAGATAAAGAAACCCTCTTTTATGACTTGACTTCACCACGACATAAGTGTTACTATTATGCAATAAGTAACAAATCTTTAGAGGAAGATGGTTCATTGTTGGGAACAATAAAAAAACTAACAAGAGAAAGATTAGAAGACAAGTGTTCATCAAACTATGGTATATTCTCAACTGATTGGGGTGAAAACTATTGTTATGTTGAGCAATACGCTTCAATGATACAAGAAATAAATTTACCGTAGCACATACTGTGTCTATGGTCTTTGCAGTCGCTTGGGAGATTTGCCAAGTGTCTTTAACCTTTAGGAGAATTAAAAATGGGTATTGATTTAAAGAAAATGCGAGCAAAACTCGCTTCACTAAGTAATAAGGGTGGAAATGGAAAAAGTGCTTTTTGGCGTCCTCAAGATGGGGAGCAATCTATCCGAATTGTACCAACGGCTGATGGAGATCCCTTCAAGGAGTATTTCTTTCACTACAATCTCGGGAAAAATCCAGGCTTCTTATGCCCAAAGCGAAACTTTGGCGATGATTGTCCTGTTTGCAATTTTGTAAGAACACTATATAACGAAGGAGATGAAGAAAGTGTCAAGATGGCTAAGAAACTTAATTCTCGACAACGCTTCTTCTCGCCTGTTTTGGTTCGTGGTGAGGAAGCAGAAGGAGTTCGGGTCTGGGGATATGGTAAGATGGCTTACCAAGAACTACTGAACCTCGTCCTTAATCCTGATTATGGCGACATTACTGATGTCGATGAAGGGACTGACCTTATGTTAAAGTATGGTAAGCCACCGGGAGCATCGTTCCCGCAAACCAACCTAACACCTCGTCGTCGCTCTTCACCTCTGGTTGATGATAAAGAAAAGATCAAGACTCTGCTGGAAGCGGTGCCTGAGTTTGAAAAACTTTTTGAGAGTAAGACAAGCACCGATATTCAAGCAATGCTTGATGAATTTCTCCTAGGCGAGGATGATGCTGAGGATGCTTCGGTTGAAACCGTGAAGTATTCCAAAGACAGCAGTGGTGGTGATGATGCTGTTGATAAAGCATTTGCCGAGTTAATGGCATAAAAGGTTTTACCGCAGGGGGGCCTGGGTTTATAGAGGTCCCAACTGACAAAAAAGTATAGGTAATAAGCATATGCTTTATTATAAAGGCTTTTTTGTCCATTAACAGAAGGATGATATTATGAATAATTATAACTTAGAATCGACAAAATTTAGATTCTTAAATGCAATGTTTGAAGATGGGGAAATCTATATTCCCGAACACCAAAGAGCGTTTAATTGGCCATCAAAGTTTAAAAATGATCTTATTGAGGACGTTATTGATGGCAAGTTTATTAATTTATTACAATTGTGTGTTCATCAAAATGGTAAAAAATCTATTGAAGATGGTCAGCAGAGATTTTGCACACTGCGCTCGTTTTGTAAAAACGAGTTTAAATTAAACCAGCATAAATCTAAAAAAATTCTTGAAAAACATCAACAGGTGTTTGAGGAGCAAGCAGAAGAACAAAAACAAAACAATAAAAAAGTTAGCCACGTCTGGAAGCAGTACACCCAAGATAAAAATTTTAGGATAAAGTTTAGCGATCTACCAGAAAAGTTAAAATGGGACATAAAGAATTATGGTATTCATTATACTGAGTCGGTGTGGGATGAAAGTGAGCAAGCTAGAAGATTTTTAAGAATTCAAAATGCAAATCGGCTTAAATATGAAGATGTGCTTTGGACTTGGGGAACAACGAAAGAAAAAATGTTCTGTGAGGACGTGAGACAAATGGTTGTAAATTTACCTAATGAGGGAAAATTTACAAATATATCAAAAACAGCTAATAATAATAGGGAATTAATGGCTTTAGCAATACGCTGTTTAACAGCTGCTATGGTTGGAGTCAATACGTCATCGGCGCACGACAAATATTTACAGAGTTTAGAGAATATACAGCTAGATAGACAAAGTGAGAAATATAAAAAGTTTTTAAAAAATCTCAGTCTGACTTTATCAAATTTGGCAATCTTAGATGATTCTGAAGAAAAGTGGGAATCAGTTCTTTCTTTAAGTCAGATGCGATTTCTATTGGCAATAGGAATGTTTAAAGCTCAAGAGCCAGAGTTTAAAAATTTATTAAATCAAATTACTTTCAAAAAGTATGTGGAGACATACTTTGAAATAATGAAAGAGACAAAAGAGATTACTAAACAAGTAAAGGAAAACCCAAGCGTTTTACAAGGCGAGATGATTGTTAGATTTAAAAAACTTACACCTTTTAACGAC